AGTATTGATACTCAACAACTATATATTGGTAATGGTACAGCTGCAGAAGGCAGTCCAAATCCAGGCGGTGTTACAGAATTACTTACTCAATACAGTGCAGGTAATTTTAACGTTGCCCTTGGCGCTGTTGAAGCTAACATTGCTATTCTACAGGCTAATGTTGCTACCTTACAGTCAGAAGTGGGTGATTATAAAATTACCCTAGCTGACAATCAAGCTAACGTAACCAACACCGCAGTACAACTTAATTCATTAACTACTAACACCATTGATTATAATATCATTCGTGGCACAGCAGCCAGAGTAGGCACTATCAAAGTATCAACCTACAATGGTACAGTGGTCTATGAAGATGACTATAGTGAAACTGCTAGTACAGGTATTAATCTTAGTTTTACTACAACCACAACCACAGCTAATTTAGCCTATACTAGTACGTATGTAGGCAATGCGGCAGTATTAACCTACTACCTAAAAGCGTTTAATTAACATGTTGGAAAATTTTTGGAATCTGCGAGTTAATGAAAGACTAGCGCAGTGGAAGGACTTCCGCCGCAATTTAGATCAATTGCCGATTGAACAGGCAGTAGAACAACTAAATCAATTTTGGAGCCGCGCTCCAGGCATTGGCTACTATTTGGCACCAGATAATACAACAGATTGGCCAGATCCCTGGACATTATTGGCTGAAAATTATTACTGCGACATTGCAAAAGCCCTAGGAATAGTTTATACTATATACTTTACTGGTCATAAAAATTTAAATCCAGAAATAAGAATATATTATGATCCTGAAACCAAAGAACGCAGTAACGTAGCGTGGCTAGCAGATGGGAAATATATTCTTAATTTCTATCCTTACACGATAGTAAATACAAGTGAAGTTGAAAAAATGCAGTTGCAATTACTGTATCAATATTCAAGTACAGATTTACAATTAGAAAAATATTAAAAAGAGGCACTCAAGTTGAGCAATATTCAAGTTAAGAAACGCAGCGGAGCCATCGTTCCGTTAGATTTAACAAAATGGCAAAATCAAGTAGCTAAAGTATGTCAAGGTATAGCTGATGTTAGCCAATCGATGATTGAGATCAAGGCCCAACCACACTTTTACGATGGTATCAGTACACGCGAAATTGATGAAATTACTCTACGTGCTATTGTTGATCTTATTGACGTAGAACACGAACCCGATGTAGGGCATACCAACTATCAATATGTAGCAGGCAAACAACGCCTAAGTATGCTGCGTAAAGACGTCTATGGTGACTATAATGTTCCGCACCTATTGGAAATTGTTAAAACCAATGTAGCCACAGGATTGTATACCAATGAACTATTAACTTGGTACACAGAAGAAGAGTGGAACAAAATGAATGACCTGTTAGATCATGAAAAAGATGAAAGTTATTCATACGCAGCCATTGAACAACTAATTGAAAAGTATCTAGTTCGTAACCGCTCAACAAAACAAATTTACGAAACTCCGCAGATTCGCTATATAATTGCGGCCGCAACAGTGTTTCACAAAGAACTACCTAGTCAAAGATTGCGTTATATTAAAGATTACTACGCCTGCGCCAGCGATGGATTGTTTACCTTAGCTACTCCTGTTCTAGCTGGCCTGGGCACCCCTACAAAACAATTTAGTTCATGCGTGTTGATCAAATCAGACGATGATCTAGATAGTATTTTTGCATCAGGCGAAATGATGGCCAAGTATGCAAGTAAACGTGCTGGTATTGGCTTGGAGATTGGACGTCTACGCCCATTGGGATCTCCCATCAGAGGTGGTGAAATCATGCACACTGGTATGATCCCTTTCCTTAAAAAATGGTTTGGTGACCTACGTTCATGTTCACAAGGTGGTATTAGAAATGCGTCAGCTACTGTGTTTTATCCAATATGGCATCATCAATTTGATGATCTTATTGTGCTTAAAAATAATCAGGGCACTGAGGAAACTCGTGTACGTCATATGGATTATGGGGTCGTACTATCGGCACTGTTTTGGCGTAGATTCAAAAACAAAGAAATGATCACGTTCTTTGATCCAAACGAAGTGCCTGACTTATATGAAGCATTTTACAAAGACATTGCACTATTTGAAGAACTCTATGTCAAATACGAAAAGCAAAAAGACCTACGTAAAAAAGTCCTACCAGCAGAAGAAGTATTTAAAGGTGGTATCTTAAAGGAGAGAACTGATACTGGGCGTATCTATCTTGTGTTCATTGACAATGTCATGAACCAAGGTCCATTTGATCCAGAATACCACACAATTTATCAGTCAAATTTATGTTGTGAAATATTACTTCCTACCCGTCCTTTTAAGCGTCTTGACGACAGTAACGGCCGCATCGCTTTATGCACTTTGGGATCAATCAACTGGGGTGCGTTCCGCAATCCAGAAGACATGCGTCGTGCTTGCCGTATACTTCAGCGCAGTCTATGTAATATCCTTGACTATCAAGATTTCTTAAGTATACAAAGCAAACTCAGTAATGACGAAATACAACCACTAGGTATTGGTGTTACTAATCTTGCCTATTGGCATGCTAAACGCAGTTATCAATACGGCACACCAGATGCACTACAAGATGTTAAAACATGGATGGAGCATCAGGCATTTTACCTAACAGAAGCCACAGTTGAACTAGCTAAAGAACGTGGTGCTTGTACACACAGCGAACACACACGTTATGGTAAAGGTTACTTCCCTTGGGAAAGTCGTGCTAAAGGTGTTAACACTCTAGCAGACTTTACACCAAGTCGTGAATTGGATTGGGAACAGCTACGCAGTGACATGAGATCATATGGTGTGCGTAACGCTACCTTAATGGCAGTAGCACCTGTTGAAAGTTCTAGTGTGGTGATTAACAGTACCAATGGTATTGAAATGCCCATGAGTTTGATCTCAGTTAAAGAATCAAAAGCAGGCTCGTTTATTCAAGTTGTTCCAGAATACAACAAACTAAAAACTAAGTATCAATTGATGTGGGAACAAAAGGACTGCGACGCATATTTGAAAACAGCGGCGGTGCTAGCGGCTTATGTGGATCAAAGTATCAGTACAAATACATTTTACAATCCAGCGCACTTCCCAGATCGTAAAGTTCCAACTACATTGATTGCTAAGAACTTGATGCAGGCTCATGCGTGGGGTATTAAAACATTCTACTATAGCTTGATTAATAAAGCTGGAGCAAAAGCACAAGACGAACCTAAAGAAATCTTAGTAGATGAAGTATCAACATTAGACGACGAGGACTGCGAAAGCTGCAAATTATAAATGTCAAAAGCACAATACAATTTAAATACCAAAACAGACTATCTATCACGTAAGATGTTTCTTGACCCAGCAGGTCCTGTAACCATACAACGTTTTGAAGAAGTAAAATATAACAAGCTGGTTAAACTAGAACAAACAGCTCGTGGGTTCTTTTGGATCCCAGAAGAAGTCAGCTTAACCAAAGACTCAAATGATTTTAAAGATGCCAGCGACACAGTCAAGCATATTTTTACCAGCAATTTACTAAGACAAACTGCCCTGGACAGTTTACAAGGACGTGGCCCTGCACAGGTGTTTACTCCGGTAGTAAGTATTCCAGAACTAGAAGCACTGATGTATAATTGGAGTTTCTTTGAAACTAATATACACAGTCGCAGTTACAGCCATATCATTCGCAACATCTATAATGTGCCCAAGGATGTGTTTAACACTATTCATGACACTGAAGAGATTGTTAGTATGGCATCAACCATTGGCAACTACTATGATGCTCTCCACCTAATAAACTGCAAGGTAGAGCTAGGACACAAAGTAGATGAACAACAACATATTAAAGCCATATGGTTGGCTCTCAACGCCAGTTACGGACTAGAAGCATTCCGCTTTATGGTCAGTTTTGCTACTTCACTTGCGATGGTGGAGAACAAGATTTTTATTGGTAACGGCAATATTATATCACTGATCTTGCAAGACGAGTTGTTACACAAAGAATGGACTGCTTGGTTAATTAATCAGGTAGCCAAAGAAGATCCACGTTTTGCCAAGGTCAAAGAAGAGTGTACGGCAGAAGTCTATGCTATGTATCAAGATGTTATTCGTGAAGAAAAGGAGTGGGCTGATTACTTGTTTAAATTTGGTCCAGTGATTGGTCTTAATGCTAATATCTTAAAAGAATTCGTAGACTATACTGCACTTGGCGCACTAAAAGAAATTGGTATTAAATATCAAGAACCAGCACCTAAGACCACACCAATTCCTTGGTTTAACAAACACAGCGACACTAGTAAGAAACAAACAGCATTACAGGAAAATGAGTCAACAAATTATGTAATTGGAGTCATGGGCGAAGGTATTGACTACAATGAATTACCAGATTTATAGGAAAAAAAATGTTAATAGTATATAGTAAAAATCACTGCCCGTTCTGCGTGCAGGCAAAAAAATGGTTAGAACTGAAAAAAGTTGATTTTGAAGAAATCAACGTAGAACAAGACCCAGATAAATTAGTTTGGTTAAAATCAAAAGGGCATCAAAGTGTGCCACAGATCTACACAGACAAAGATGAACTGTTTGTAGAAGGTGGATTCAAAGGATTAGTAGGATTAACTGAAGAAGAATTTCAACGACGCTTAGGAGCAACAAATGCTTGAGAAACAAGGTTACGCTAAAGATACAGTAGTATCATTCAAAATTGTTAATGGTGATGAAATCATTGCTAAAATTCTGTCAGAGGACAGTACCAGCTTTACTATTGACAAACCATGTACAGTAATGCCTAGCCAAAAAGGCCTAGGTCTGATACAAAGCCTCTTTACAAGTGACTTAAATAAGAGTATAGTCCTGCAAAAAGCACATGTGATGTTACATAGTCCTACAATCAAAGACATGGAAGACCATTACATTCAAACTACCACTGGTATTACCCCAGTTGGTGCAGGCGGCATTATAACTTAAGGCAACGCCAATGGCAATATCAGATCTTGTAACTTCCAAATCAGCTACCAGCATAATAGAGGGTTTAAAAGCTACGCTGGCTACTCCAGCACCTAGTCTTACCCCTAGTACGTTTACAGCAATGATTGGTATCAATCAAGGATCTGCACTACAACTAGCGGCGCCAGTTCAAGCTACAATGTCACAGCTGGCAAATATTGCAGCCAGTAATTCATCAGCTAATGTGCAGGCCGCGGCTGCACTGTCTAGTTTAACTAGTTTCCAATCTGGATTGGGATTTAGTGGCACTCCTAATCATGCCGCCTTTGGTGATTTCTTAAACCAAGCACAGGGCCACATAAAAAATGCAACAGATCTGCGCACCAGCACTGATTTTATGGCTAACATAAATTACAGTGATTTTGGTGCTGGCATCACTGACATGGGCAGTAGTGCAGATCGAGGTATGGTAAATCAGCTGGGCAGTCTAAGTGGTGCTGGCGCATCAATGTTGTCAACGGGCTCAATGTTTAATGGCATAAGTGTTAAGAGTTTTGGCACACCTAGCGGATTAGTAGAAGCATTAAACAATAATAAATTAGGGAATGCATCAGGCGTTAATGATTTATTAGCAAAAAATGGTGTGCCATTAGATGATCTTAACAACCCTGTTTACACAGATCAAATAAATCAAGTCATGGGCAGTGTTACTAATTCTGCCACAATTAACACAGCCGCAACACAATTTGGCATTACAGCCCCATATGGTGGATTACCATCATACAATGGTAGTGACAGTAGTTTGTATACCAATAATGCGTTTGCAGGTGGTGCACCTTCTTTAGGTTCTACCGTAGAAGGAACAGTAACACAAGGATATAGTACAGCTAGCACAGCCTTTGGAGCCGCAGCCGCACCAGTAGTTGGTACAGGCGGTATACAGAGTCTTAAAGATCTCAGTGATCCTAGTAAACTAGCAAATCCAGCAGACACAGCAGGATTTTCTGGTGTTAGTGCGCTGACCACACATCTAAGTGATCTTGGTGCTGGGTCTGTTAAAGATGCTGGCCAAGCACCAGATCTATTTGGGCAAATACAGTCAGTGACAACACCTTTGCACTCAGCGGCCTTTCCAAGTCTAGGCGGGTTAATCAGTGATCATCAAAGTATAATTGACAGCATGACAGGCACTGGTAGTGGACCCAAAGGTTTGCCTAGCATGACTGACTTTACTCAACATCTAGCAGGTGGGCCTAGCATTACCAGTTTCCTTCAAACAGTGGGCTCTAATGCATCAGCCGCTATATCAGCACTGACCGCATCAATAGCAACTGCTACAAGTCTTTTTACCAAAGCAGGTGTAGACTTTACTGCACCTGTTAAAAATACCCTAGGCTCATCAATGAACTTTGCACAAAACCTACACAAGTTTGGTGCAGACAATAGCGGTAGCGGCATAGGTGATATACTACATAACATGGCCAATACATCTACTCCCTACGGTGAAGCAATCAAGGCCAGCCTAGCAGAAGGTAAAAATAGTAGATTGCTGTCAGACAATGGTATTAGTCCGTTGACTACTACACCGCCACCTCCAGTTGGCAAGACATCAACTGTGAATTTTCCTATTACTGTTAGTAGAAGATTTGATCGTCCGCCAACAAGTACTACAGGCAGCTATGTAACAGTAGAAGCAACAGCCACAGGTACTAATGCTTGGGAACAAACATGGAAAGTTATAAATGGAGAAACACCATCCAAAGCTGGTAAGCCACCATTTGCAGAATTATTCAGCGGCAGCTACGCTACACTACTTCTAGCAAGTGCGCAACAGTCGGGAGATGCTACCTCAACGGCTCCTCAAATTTATGAAGCATTACCGCAAATGAAAGCGGAACTTACTAGTCAATTAAGTGGCGGAAGCCCTTCAGTAACAGGATAGCGATATGTATCTAAATCCAACTGTAGAATATAATCATCTTAGCGAATGGTTATCTACACTAGTTGGAGAGAAGATTACTCCTCGCAGTCTTGTTAAACGTCTAAGCAAACATCTAAACAAACATCAACATCCTGTACGTGTGAAACTCTATACTGGTGCCAAAGGCGCACTAGAACCAGGCGAGTGGACTATTGGTGCAGAATACGATCCTGGCCTAGATGAAATCAAAAAGAAACAGTTTATCATAGATTTTATTCTTAATCACCCTAAGACTGCACCTATAACTATCTCAGCTGACATGGCTGATCAAATGGCTATAGATCTAGTAGAAACACTGATACATGAATATGAACATCAAAGACAGTTCCGCAGTCGTAGATATCGCTATCACAGAAATACCTACAAAAGCAATCATAAAGATCCTAACAAACGTGCTGATCAAGAATATCTAGGTGATCCAGACGAAATAGATGCGTATGCGCAGAACATAGCTGCCAGACAATACCTAATGAAATATAAGTTAAATATTACTAGCGCCAGTAAAATCAACAGTCCAGATTTAAATCAATATTACAAGGCATTTGGTAAAGATCACGAAGTAACTAAATTGTTACTAAAAAAAGTTAAAGCAAACGTAAAATACTTCAAGGAGAACGATAATGGCAAAAATCACAGACGGGCCTTCAAACGACCACAATCTAAACGTAAATGATGATGTACTAGGTGATATACAGCCAGAAGATTATGTGTTTGTTGTTGCGCAAGACGGACACTTAAAAGGCATAAGCATGCCAGAAGTTGATGTAGAAGCTACTACCAAAGTAGAAGAAATTTTTAAGTTCTTTATTAACCACGACAACGGTTACTTATCTAGTAGAACCATTCACTAACACCAAGTCAATCTAAAATAAGTTGCATCTGCGGGATCTTCAAAGCGGAAGGCAAATCCTTCCGTGCCACGCCACCCGTGCAGATGATAGCGGCCACCTGGAGCTGATTCTACCCAATCTAGTATAACAGGAGGTTTGTGAATTCCACTGTGCAACATAACTTCCCAGGTTATTACTACTTCTTCCCATTCTTCAGGCGGCGGCCACAATTTTAGCTCTATCATACCTCAATGTATTTTAGTTCAAAGTATCCAGCACGATTCTCATGATTGACATAGCCACGTGGGTTACACACCACACGTGTTTCACCTAAGACATAGTCAAAGTCCTCGTGTGTATGACCATGACACCATAATTTAATCTGTGGACGATAAGCTATGAAGTCATCTAGGTTACTACGGAAGCCACCATTCATAATTGTGTCAGCTCGGTACTTAGCATGTACACTCTGCTCACTTGGACAGTGATGTGATACAACCACAAACTTTTGGTCAGCACGTTCTGCTACAACATGATTGATGTAGTCTAGGGCCTTGTTGTGGTCTTCTACTGCGTGTTCTGGTTTAAACTTACCAGCAGACTCTTTAATCTTATATGTAACTGTCTGTGTCTTAGCTACATCATCATAATGATACAATGGCACTTTACGTTGTATCATATGATTGCTGTTATCTACACCGTGGAAGTCGTTCATTATGTGCGGCATTTCACGCAAGGTAACAGAATCACTACCATTCATATCAGTCCAAACAGTAGCACCAATGATGGTAACATCATCTACAACTAATACGTCTTTTTCTAATATATGGACGTTTTCCAAATGACCTAAGGCATTTTTAAGAATACCATAGGTATATTTGAAGTCACCGTGATAGTGTTCATGATTACCCATAACGTAGACAACTTTGGCAAACTCTTTACTCACCTGCTCAAAGAAAGCAATATAACGTTCAGCACGGCTACGCTGTGCTTTTAAGTTACTGTTCATAAGTTCAATGTCACGAGCCACACAGATGTCGCCCGCAAGAATGAGAACATCGGCAGAGTCAGTATTATAGAGTTCAATTGGTCCAAACTCTAAATGTAAGTCACTGCCAATGGCTACTCTCATATTAGGCCTCCTCAGGCTCCTCTTCTTTGACTACAAGTTTATCCTGTAGGTAATCTTCTGCAGCTACACGAAACACAGTAGTCAAGTTCTTGTTGCCTGTGATTTCTGCCAACTCTGCACCACGAGCAAGATCTTCTAATAACTGTTCTGCACGTGCTAAACGATCAATGGCTTCTTCTAATGTACCTGGAGCATTTGCATACTCTACTTTATTGGCCTCAGCAAGACGTTTAAGTACGTCCACCATTGATTCGTCTTCGTTGATTTCAACTTCGATTTTTTTTGACATATTGATCCTTGGAATTAACTAAACAAGTGCTATTATACACTCGTTTAGTCAGTTCGTCAAGCAGCCAATACTTCTTTAAGACGGTCAGCAGCGTAACTTGCAGCCCACGCATTTGGTTTAACCATTGGAACTACATTGCATACTCCGCGGATATATCCAATAGCTTGTTGTACTACACAACTTGAACCGTGTAGCTCGTTTGGGTTAATGTCTAGGTGAACTGCAACTTCGCGATCTTCTAGGACTTCATGTAACTTTAAGTATAGTTCGCTAATCTTGTAGACTTCGTTCATTAGGCGCATCGCTGGGCGGCTACGCTTTTGATCGTAGTCTACCTCTACGCTTGATTCGCCAAAGATTTTACAGCCATGTTTTCCATCAATATGTACAACAATAGCCATAGTATACTCAGCATGCCATACTCCATTTTTGCGGAAACGGCGGCTATCTCCACCGATGTAGATTTTTGTTTCTAGACTTTGTGCTTGAATGAAATCACGCACTTGATCGAAATTCAATTTTTTCATTGCGTTGCCCTTTGTTTGGTAGAACCCCACGGAATCGAACCGTGTCCTCAAGCTCTTCAGGCATGCGTACGAACCATCTATACCAGAGTTCTATAATATTTAATAATAATGTCTAATACCGTTTTCATCAAGTGCCCAAGCACCTTTTGGTGTTTGGGATTCTGTATATGTCATACCAAAGTATTCCATAAGTTTACGCTTGACCATTGTGTTAGGAATACGATACTTTTCAGTATCTTGGAAACCTAACATAACACCTACTTCTGCTACAGCACCACTACGGCACACACCCATCACGCAAGATACTATAACATTCATATCATTAGCCAATGCGTATTGTAAATCTTTGCCAATCCCAATAACATCTGAGTCTTGTATTGCCGCATCAAATATAGCACCGGGAATGTCATTCTCATCTACATCCAAGAAGTAGTACTGTGATATTTTCTTAAATGAATATTTGGGGGTAGGAAAAAACATGCCAGGATCAACTATTTGAATCATCATGGCATTTGGACCCGGGTCATAGTGAAACCCTTTTTCTACATCACTGTATGAAATATTTTCAATCCATGGTTTCATCATCTTCTTCATCCTTGTAATGTTCTGGATATTTGGCACGAACAGCAAAATGGTTACCTAATGCTCCGGCACTGCAAAATTTCTCGCCTATCTTAAACTTTAATCCATTAAGTGTAAATGGCTTTAGACATCTATCACCATTCCACCAACCTCTTTGTATCTCAATATAGCCCTTACTACCTAAATGCTCACGCAATTTAGTAAACTCTGGGTGGTCTTCTGATCTACCTACTGTAACTTTGCCCTTGCCCTGTAGGATCAGCAATAGTTCTTCATCAGTAGGCACACGACCATTTTGTGTATAAGTGTTCCATTCTTCGCGTATACTTACACTGGTTAGATATTCTGGGTCAATTATAAAGTCCATTAAGACCACCTCAACATAAACATAGTATACGCTGGTTCAGATTTGAACCAAATCGTTTCATTCATATTGGTTTCCCAATCACTAATATCAAGATGCTGATAACACCAAGCAACTACGGTGCTGAATTTATCTCGACCATTATATTGCCACTTCATTATGCCCACCTTAACATAAACATTGTAAACTTTGCTTTGTCATCAA